GTGACGTTTAATAAACATATCCATTAATTACTAAGACAAGTCATTAGATTTAAAATTATTAATAATTAGGTAACTATATGTTTACTTAGATTTTGGTTTCCATTAAGACCATCACTGGCCTTTTATTTTGCGAGAACTGTCTTGCCATTGTCTACAAAGTTCATCCCAAGTTGGAAATGTGGAGGGCTTCACGTAGAGATCCCATTTCAACTCGGAGACAATCTTTTTCAACATGGTACTTTTCTCTTCAAAGAGATCACGACCATGGAAAAAATATTCACGCACAGCGGAGGATATAATATCCACTCCCTGTTCCGGTTCACTGACAGTTTTGGAATAATTCCACACTGTGAGTGATTTAGCAACAGAGCTAAGTTCTAAGGGACACAAATAGTCCCCGACATCTTGCTCGAATCGCCAATTTCTTTTAAGGAAATTAGAATCACGAATATGACTAAAAGGCACACTGTCCGTGTGCTTATCAGCCATCGTATATTCAATTCCATGTTTAGCAAATGCTTTAGAAATGGAAGTATGATTATACCAATCAACACCCTTACGGATACCCATGATATTATCATCTCCATAAGTCATAAGTTTAACATTATCCTGAAAGCTACGAACTTCGCTATCAGGATTCAGAATGAGATACATATAACGCATATACAAACTGTTCACTAGACTATTGATAATCACAGTGAGAGGATGTCCAGACGGATTTGTTCCATCAAGCTGAATGAGATCTCCAAAGAAATCAATAAGAGGGAAGCTGATATCAGCAGCAATCCCTTTCATAAGACGAATATCTTCTTCGTCATATTCCCCTTCTTTCGCAAGTGCAATGAGAACATCAAATGCAGCTAGCATAAGAGAGGAAAACATTTTCGTGTCATAACCAGCAAAATCGCCAGCAACAATCCTATCTTCACCAAATTGTGTCAAGTAACGATACATATCACCCCACTCAACACTTTGAGCTACTGTTCCAGGAGCTGCTTCAAAAGCGAATTTGTTATTTTGCAATAACCTCACTAGAGGAAGATAATACTTCCTTACAACATGAGAGAAATCACATGGTGCACCTGTAAAAACACGTGTCT